TAAATGCAAATCGAAAAGAACGTGCCGATCCCACCAGCGGGTCGCAGCAAGATTGAAATCATCAATGATATGGAAATTGGTGATAGTGTGCTTTGCGAAACCTATGAACAGGCAATGTCGCTGCGTGATGCGCTGCGCTATCGCGGCCTTAAATACACCACGCGCAAGATGGATGGCAATGGCTGGCGGGTTTGGCGGCTGGAATAGTCGCCTTACTTTTTGCCCTTAACGCTGTCAATGACACCACCGCCAAAATAAAAGCCCAGAATGATCAGCATCGCGTAATTGATGCTGAATTGTTCCATCACCTTAGTGACTGCATCTGGATTGCCTTGACCGCTAATTGTCATTGACAAAACGATCACATAACTGCCCAGAAAAGTCGCCCCGAACATCAGTGCAAGATAACGCTGCGCGATCTTAAAAGGCGCATATGCACCCATTAGGTCAATCTTGGCTTTGCTTTTGGCCGCAATTGCTTCTTCATCGCTGGTGTGCATATCGTCAATCAGCTTCATCCCTTGCTTGATGACGCTATCTGATCCCAGAATTTTACCTAATACTGCTAACATTTAATAACTCCAGATGTTTGGCCGTGGCGACCCACTAAACGTATCCAGATGCACAAAACGCGCACTGCCCTTTTGTGATACGCCAATGCCGGTAAATCCCAGCTGGAAAGCCAGCTTCATTATTTCATAAGCCTGTTGCCCGTTGCACGCTATGTCGGCTGCACAGCCCCTTGCGTGGGTTGACAGCTTGCCAGTCGGCTTTGATGCCTCAATGCTGTGCTTCGGGCTTCTATAGCCGCTGGTGATCGTTAATGGCTTGCCATAAGCATCCCGCAGTTTTTGCAGCTTTGTCATAAATGCTGCCGACATTTTGCATTCGCCGGTTTCGCTGCACGCAAGTTCTTCTTCGCTAAAATTCGGATATTTATCCCAATTCATTTTCTCATCTCCAAAACGTAGTCAACCGCTTTATGCCAGCTATCAATTTCCGCTTCAGCCGTAAACCGCGATGGCGGCAGTCGCTTCGTACTTTGTAAGCACAACTTTGCGGTGGGCAAGAACAAGCAACGTCTGTGCGATGGATCACCGGCAACCAAAGCATATATGTCAAAATCCCGTGAACTATGCTTGCGCTTGACCTTGCTGCCGTGCGAAAGCTGAAATTGATACGATGGCGAACGGTTTGGCCGTGTAATAAGAGACGCAGTTTTAACTTGCACCGACAGATAGCTATCAGAATTGAAAGCCACCAAATCGACAGCCGTTTGCTGACATAATGAAACCTTATGCGTTCCAATCGAGATAATAGCCGCTGCGGCAAGATATTCCCCCATTAAGCCAATTGTGACTGCACTATTTGACAATGACACCAGCCGTTGCTGTTAATACGCCGATAAACAGCCCAATGATAACCACAACCAGCCCGACAGCAATAGCCCCAACTTTGAAATTTTCAAACATCTCTTGTTGACGTTCGCGTTCTATCTTCCGCTGCGCTGCACGCGCTTCTTTAGCTTGCTGGATACGCTTTTGCCGTTCTGCCAGTATAGATGCCCAAGTGCCGTGACCAAATCTGAAGTCAACCATCCGCGCAACTTCGGCAACCTGTTCCGCTGCCAGCTTTGCGTCAATCATTTCCTTTGCAACAGACTGCACGCCAAACTGGTCAGCCAGACCCATACCGGTCTTTTTGTTGCTGGCCTCTTGCACTTGCTTCTGGCCGGTAAACATTGCATCAATCTGACCGGCGATTTGCCCGATATCTTGTGCGGTGGATATGTTGCTTTTTATGAAGTCAACGCTGGCTTTAACCAGCGAGATACCCGCCAAGGCGGTTGAAATTGGTTCCATTGGTAAGCTGCCCTTCTTTTAAAGGCTGACACCGCCACTGCACCGGCATCAAATTTGCAACACTCCCAACGTCCTGCGCCATCTGAAATGCGCGTTTGCGGCAAGCTTCCCGCGTTTCACTGTAAATAATTGAATGAAATTCTGTGCAATCAGTCGGTGCGCCAATAACGCAAGCCAAAACGATTGCTTTAAACATCGTCTTTTCGGCCAGTTAAAAACTTAACTGTGTCGGTTTCCCAGATGCGGATCAGAACCCAAACACCGGTTGCAACGGCTACAATGTCTGGCATCATACCGATCCACGCAGCAAATGTGCCTGTGCCAGCCGCAACGTCAATAATGACTTTGTTTTCTTCGTTCATAGATCACCTATGCGTAAGGGCTATCACCACAGCAAGAAGGCCAAGCTGCCTTTAGTTCTGCAATGCTGGTTGCGCTGTCACCGGCAGTCGGTGCGTCACGCAGGGCTTGCTTAGATGCCACGATTGCTGCGGTATCTGCGCCAGTCTCTTGCGACTTCATAAAGTCGGTATCCAGCGCGGCCAGTAACGGCTTGCGTGCTTCGCGAACCTTATCAGCAAAGATCGCCTTTGCAGCGTCCAAATCTTCAGTGATTACCGAACCATTTAACACCCAAGCCCCACGAAAGTCGCGGTTTGCCGGAACTGTGGCAGTGCTTGCGTCTATTTGGTTGCCATCGCGGTCAACGATATAAGTTGCAACAGTCATAATTATCCCCTATGCGGCTATTTTCTCAGTGGTTAAATCGTCTTTAATTTTCCAAGCATTACGCCATTCGCGGGTGCTTGGCAATTGATCCTTGTGGCATATTACCATCTTTGGTTTATTGCCGCTATCCCAAGTCTGCCAAACGTGCCTTGGCAAGTCTTTCATTATCAGATATTCGATGCATTGTTCCATTGTGCCAGCTTCGATTGGCTGCGTTTCGTGCAGCAAATAACCGCGTGTATGCCGCTTAAAATCCGGCTTGGCCTCATCATCAGCTAATTCCCAATAGACCCAGACCGGCGGCAAGATGCCCCCCGCAAGAAAAGCGGCGCAAAAGTTCGGGTCGGGAACCAGCACCTTGGCGCAGCCATCAACATCATCTTCATAAATTACCCGAAAATCAGATTGCACCGGCTCCAGCCGTTCCTTCGCCCAGCACAGACGGTCAAACAGGTGAGTGCCTTTGAAATCTGGTGTCTGCATTAGGCAAGGTCTCCGTGAATTGATGCGTTAGAGAATGCAGTATCAACAGCACCAGCAGTTGTTGGTATTCTACCTGTTATTCTCAAAGCAGAAGATGTTGGCGCGGCTGAAGAGCCGTGAATATTACCAATTCCATTCACAGTATCATCTCTTGAACAAGTAACAAGAGCCGCATAGTTTGCATCTATCATTGCTGATGTAAAACTAAACGTATAATCTCCAACTCCATTGTCTACCGCCGATGCAATGTTGAGTGATTTTCTTAACCCAAAAGTTGAACCGTTAAGATTTGCCCAAGCCTTCGCACTACCATTCACCACATACTGCGTATCCAGAGAACCTGCGGTGCTGTGTTCGATCTGGTCTGCTATGATTTTTCCAGCCATTATGCTAAGTCTCCGTGAACTATAACATTACCCTGTCCATTACCATTGAAGTCTTCAAACGCTTGTGCGTGTTGATTATATTTGCTCATCGTATGTGCAGTAGAACTTTCTGGTGTGTTATATGTGTTGCCAGTAGTAAAACTGTTAATGGAATATCCAGCGGAACTAACAACCTCATAGTTTGCATTTGTCATAACATTTGTTTTATTAAACCGCCATTGTCCTATGGTTACATCAACCGTTGAAGCAATATTAAGACTGTCAGAAAGCGTTGCTGAATTATCTGAACGTGAAAGTGCCTTCGCCAAACCCTGCTGCAACTGCATAGTCGCCGCACCACCTTCAGAGGTCACTGTGATGTTGCCAGCGGATGTCTTGCCGGTGAGGCTGTCTACTTTTATCTCACTCATTATGCTAGGTCTCCGTAAAACACTGTGGCGACACCGTTTGTAAAATCTGACGCTCCACCTGAACCATTATAAGTTGCGACAGGAATATTGGTGGAACTAAGCGTTTGACTTGCGTTGTATACTAGAACATTTCCTATTGCTTGGTTCTGATATTGAGAAACACTTACGGTAGGGTTGTTGTCAGACATTGCTGACACAAGCGATATTTGAAAGTTTCCTGTAGAGGTGTCTGCAATACTTGATATGTTTAGCGAAACACCTTGTGCCGATGGTGTAGCACCACTAGAAAACAAATGCCCCTTCGCCGCACTCTGCTTAGTCAGCGTGACAGGACTTGTGCCATCTGATCCGACGACTGTATCAACTTTTAAAGTTCCCATTATGCCACCACCAAATTGCCGTTGACTGTCAGCGTTACGCCGGTCGCCACTGTTAAACTAAAAAACGCGCCAGCATTATCGCCAGATGCGATTGTTGTGTTCGTGTCTAATTGCTGTTCGTGAACGCGGAAAATATCGCCCTTGCCGTTTGTTGTGTCGCCGGTTGCGCCGTTTTCGCCTTGGAAATATCCAGCACCCGCCGCAGTTGATGTTGATGGTGTTGCAACGTCTGTGGTTTGATTAACGTCAAATAGATCAATCCAAGCGTCATTGTCGGCGTTGCGCTGCTTCAACTTGTTAGCAGTCGTATCATACCAAAGCTGATAGGCATAAGTCGTGCTTGGCGCAGTTGCACCGCTGTTTTGCGAAACAATAGCCCCAAACGCATTGTTCAAGTCTGTGCGCGTTGCTGGAAAAGTCTGGTTTGCAATTACATAATCGTGCTGTGACATTTAGAACCCCGTTGCAACATAATCAAACAATCTATCAACGGCCACGTTACTGCTATTATAAAACGTGATCG